TACAAACCTTTTACTTCTTCTATGTCTGCTTCTGCATCTAGTTCTTTTAATTTTAGTTTACTTAATTCTGAAGCATACTTAGCTTTAGCTTCAAGCATAAGTAGTTCTTGTTTATTAGCTTGTTTCTTTTCAAAGAAACCCATTACTGAGGGAAGGAACGAAGTTCCAAACCCCAGTACTGATCCAAGTAACGACAGCATTATTTATCTTCTTCTGGTGTAAGATTAACTGCAGGAAGTTGTCTAAGTTTTTCCATAGTTTGAAACACAGTTTTATAGTTTAGTTGTCCTAAGATATTAATTATCTCATTAAGTAATGCTATATCAACTACGTAATGCTGAGGCACTTCAGGCTCAGGTTCAACAAATGCTTCATTCTCAGGGGTATTCGGATCGTCTGCAATAAATTTTCCGTCTTCAGTTCTTGCACGTTTTTTAGTCATATTAAGCTCCTATATCAACGATTTCACAAGAATCTGCGGAGCAAGCTAACTCTTGTCCACCTCTTGTGCTATCTTCTACTTCATAATCTATTAACTCTTGCCAGTCAAGTCTTTTAGGCATCTTTTTTAATAGTTTTAAATATTCTTTTTTAGAACACTCTTGGTATGGTGCTTGCTTATAAGTATGGTCTGAGTGAGGTAAGAAAGATATTCCTGCCACGTTATCAAAATTATTATACACCCAAGCTCCTACGTCAAGCCACTCTTCTTCTTTAACTGTAATAGTAACAGAAGGCTTATGCTCACACCAAAATTTTTGGTACTTTAACCATAAGTCTAATTGTTCTAAGGCAGAAGTATCATTACGAGTAACTGCTTCTTGTGGAGATTCTACAGGAAAACTAAACACCGTTGTATTTTCAGGCTGAGTTATATCATCCTCTGCAGGTACTCCTTTCTCAATCATAAACTGTGTTAAAGGGTCTTTTTTATCTCCTCTAACAGTTCTAATATAATATTCAGAATGTCTTGCGTGTATGCCAGAAGCTGAATCTACTAACTGAGATACTGTACCAGAAGGCTTGACACATGTAATAGCAGTAGACTGCTGTATGTTTAAACGCTCTGCATACTCTTTATTAACGTTAACTGCAACTTTTTTTAAGTCTTCTAAACGAGTATCTAGATGAGGGTCGTTAGCACCATTAAGTAATTTAGAATCCATGATACCTGTAAGAGAAACTCCTAGCAATCGTTCTTCTTCTGTATTATTTTTCCATATCTTTCTAAGATATTTAAAATCGGTAAGGGTAGATTGGAATGTCCCTAGTATACTAGACAGTCGTACTTTATTAATTAAATCTGCCATAGTATCGTCTGCTCTAACAACTACTTCTGTAAGGTTACAAAACTGATAAGGTCTTAGTATAATCTCACTACAAGGATTAGTGCCAAAATCATGCTCTGAATCTCTTCTACCATTCTCTAATGATTTTTCTATAGCAGACTGTCTGTTGTATATACCACGTTCACCAGACTTAGAGTTATATAAAGTAAGCCATTCTTTCATAAAGATACCTATAGGAGGCTTTTCTTTATAGCACACAGAATTATTAGCTAATGCTCTCTGCCCTTCGTTATTCCACCACTCACCAGACTTGGCTAGTGCCATCTCTTGATCTTGTAAATCAGATAGACTAATAAGTGCAGAACGTCTTACACCACCCACTACTACTACTGAGCCTATCTTACACATAAGGTCGTGGCATTCTATAGATTTTAATTGTCTTCCTGTAGCACCTTTAAATATGCCTACAGTAAATCTAAATAAATCATCTAATGGATCAGGACCACTTGATCTACCACCAAATGTTTTAAGTCTTGCACCTGCAGGTCTTAGTTTAGACAAGTCCCAACTAGGTATCTGACCTGAATATAATAGATGTATCAATTCTTTATAGCCCTTAGCCCAACCTGCTTTGCTATCTCCTACAACTATGGTAGTTTCGCTTTCTTCTAAATCTTCGTTGACTGTTGGTAATTGTTTTGTGTATTTTCTTTCTACTGAAAACCCTACACCTGTACCACACATAAGTATATAAAGACATTCATCAAATGATCTAACACTATCTACAGGTAAGTAAGAACAATTATATCCTGCTACATTACATCTATCTAATGCTATGCCAGATGTCATTAAGGCTCTCATAGAAGGCATTATTTCTAAATTAAGTACAGCATCTTGTAGTTCTTTGCGTAATTCTATAGGAAGATCATAATTATTCTCCTTGTTTAAACGCTCTGTTAAATAGTCAAAGTATCTAGTCACTGTTTCGTTCCAAGATTCTCTTCTGTTCTCTTCGTTTATCCATCTAGCATATCTAGACACATGAATAAAGCTTTGATAATCTGTAGGTAGTTCTATTGAATTAGAAGCGGGTTTAGTCAAGTCGTATGTAGCCATTATTTTTTCCTCTTTAGTTTAGCTTTGTTTTTAAAATAAGCAAGGTTAAAGCCCCGCTCCCATTCCTTAAATCTCATGTGATAACTAGGATAAGGATTCCTTAGTTTACCGTTATAAAATGCTCTTTGCCCTTCTTCAAATTGAATTTTTAAGGGTGCAATGTTACTTCTTTTGCTTTTTCTGTATTGTTGTGATTTCTGCAATGTCTATTCCTTCCACTTCATAAAAAATACTGTTAATAAAATCAGACATTTCTTCTTCAATGTCACTGTCTACGGGCATAATATATACTTCAGAATCAATTTCTATATCAATATTTATTCTAGCTCTTATCTTCATAGCATCCTATTAATTTTTCTAAATACCATTTAGCTTTATTTAAGTCTTCCATAGGTTTTTCCTTATATGTATATCTCCATACATATTTAAGAACGTTACCTTTTAAATACCCTTTAAATTCTAGGGATGACATAGAAGCCTCTATTGCTTGTATAGCTTCTATGCCCCCTTCGTTATAATGTTGTGGATAATTAACATCATCAAACTTCAATGTCGTAGGCTTCTTCATTGACTTTTCCTCTACCAAATACAAATAAACTTTCGTCTACATTACTTTTTATTATTATTAAATTAAAAAAGGTATTAAGTATAGCTATACCTAATGCCGACCTAAAGAATACTACTACTCTTCTTTTGTAAAGTCCACGTGTACCACGTTTCCTTTTCGTTCCACAACAGGTTCTTCTAGTTCAAAATCTATGATTGAGTTCCATAGCTTATCTCCTTCTTTTCCTGTTATCTTCCCGTCAATAGCTTTATCAAAAAAAGTGGTATGGAGGCTAATAAGTTCATCAGATGCGATATAACTAAAGCCAACCATAGCACGAGCCAAGTCAAGATAATGCTCATAAGCATCACTAGGGAGGTCATCAGATGTTTTACAGGTAATAAGAGTCTCATGTATCCAGTCTCCGTCTTCATCTGATTTAGGTATAAGCCGAATAAGTATTTCGTCTTTACCTGTTTCAAGGGGCTTCTTTGCCATTATGCCGTAGCCTCAGCTATTTCAGTATAGTAATGCCAAGGGGGGTTAACAGCAGAAGAAGCAGGTTGAGGTTTATATTCAAGGTCATCCCAACAAGAATTTTTATACTCACAAAAGGAGCATGTCTTGCTTAGATGTTTATTACCTGTCTTCTTGCCTCTAAAAGTCTCTTCAACCGCCTCAAAATTTCGTTTAAAAGGCTTGTTATTTTTTATAGCCTCTATCTTATCTTGTATAACGTTTAAACGTTCTTTTATTTCTTCTTCAGTAAGCTCTAATTCTAAATAAGTCATCTCTCCAGTGGCTTTATTAATAGCCCACCAACCACCTATTTCTTTATTAGAGCCTTGAGCATACATAACTAATTGGTCTACATAACCAAACGTATCATGTTGTTTCATGTTAGCATCAGAAGAAAACTTATGTCTATATGCCCAAGCAGAACATGATTTAACATCATCTACTTTACCATCAATGTATAAGTCTGTCTCACCTGATAAAGTATGGTCGCCTATTTTAATCTCTACCTGCTCACTATCTTCAAAAGGTATTTTAGAAGCTTTTAAAATAGCTTTAAATATAGCTTCTATTGTATCGCCTAGAATCATACGCATTTTGAATGTAGAGTCATGGGGCTGTTTCTTTGCTCCCATAGCATCCATCTGCAACTGACATAAAGGCTTACCTAAATTAGAAGGTCGTAGTTTAAACACCCTTTCTTCTGGATTGAATTGGCGTTTGAGTGCTTTTTTAAAATACTCTCCCGCCTCTTCTATAATGTCGTCATCCATAGTAGACTTATCGGCACTAGCTTTTTCCAAGTACGCAAATATTCTTGCTAAATTATCATTCATATTATACGTCTACGTTTATAAATTCTTCAGCGTCTAAAACTACTTCAGCATCATTCATCTTCTTAGATGCTTCAGAAGCTTTTTGTCTAACCATTTCGCTATGAGATAAGATGTATTCATTGAACACTTTATTAGTAGCTAAGTCATCCTCAGTTAATTCAAGAGGCTCTTTCTCAATAGTAGGGTTTACAATATACCAACTGATTGCAGGAGTTTGCTTGTACTCCATTTCAAATTTTAGTTCTCTACTGTAAGGGGCTATCTTGTCCCTAGCCATTTGAGATAATGCGTTACCAAACTGTTTAAACGTGTCCTTACTACCAATCTGATACATAACAGGGAAGTTATCAAAAGATACTTTTTCTCCATTACCTTCTTTTACAGCATCTTCTACACGTAAGAAACCAAATAAAACTCTATATCTTTTTGAGCCTCTCCACCATGCTTTCTCATCATCACTAGCCTTATCCCAATCTTCTATTTTAGTTTTACCACAATTCATAGTACCTAATTCATCTAAGGCATCATCATATGGATTGCGAACAAAGACAGACCTATTTACATATCTTCCTCGCATATCTTTACCTTCTTTAGTTTGAAAGATAGCATTCTCATCATATCTCTGATAAAAAAATCTTTGTTGAAAGACTCGTAACCAAGCGTTTTCAGCGTAGACAACCCCATACTTAGGGTGGTCAATCTTGACTGTGCCATCTGGTATAGATACTCCAGTAGCAGACCTAGTCTTATTGTTAATTGATAGTCTAGGAATGTTCACTATAGAGCTTGATGTATTCTCATCAAATATTCCAAGTGCTTCCATAGCCTGTGAAAAAGGCAAAGTATTTTCTGTTAATGTTAATTCTGTTGTCATATAGACCTCCTGTTAAAGTGTTATAGAGTTATACTCTAATTTGTAATAATGTCAAGTTTAAACGCTTAATATTTTATTCTTTTTTTATACACTACGTTTTCTCCTTCTTTCTGCCATGACATCTTAGGTAATGTAATTCTGTTATAAGGATGAGACCTGTTGTACTGGTACAGTTCTCTCCTCCATCTCACGAACATATCGCTTCGGTTCATCTATTTCTTCCATATCTAGCCAATCATCTCCTATCTTTAAATCTACTCCCATAGGGACATCTAAAGTAAGATTAAATTGAGAAAGCAACCTCTCTGGGACTCTTAGCATAGCCTTCTTTAACTCAAAAGGTATTATATCTATCTCATCGGGATGCACATCAACAACGATAGAATCGTGTACCGTGTTAATGATAAGTGATTTATATTTTTTTGAGTCTAATACTTCCTTAAATAATATACATGCTAAAGGAACTATTTCTGCGGTGGCAATGGACTGCACAGGATAATTTTTAATTTGTGTTGCAAAGGTAGAGCCATAGCGTGTCCTAGAAACTTTAGGAAACGAAAATTGTCTGCCCGTTATAGTAGTTATTGTTTTATTGTTTATAGCCTCTTCTTGTAAAGTCTCATGCCATTTTCCGATACTGCTGTACTTAGCCATAAAAGATTTATTATAAGCTACCTCAGCAGGAGAGCCTGACATACCTCCATACAAAGGTCTAAATGTCCTTGCCTTAGCATCTTGTCTAGACGTTTCTTGTCCTGCTTCTGTTAGTACTTTAGCTGTATAGGCATG